TGGATTTATAAATTTATTTACGCTTGCTGGTGGTGTTGATGTTGATGCTGCAAGTAATTTTAATGAAGATGTAACTTTTACGGGAGCAAGTGCAAATATTGTTTTTGATAAAAGTGCTGATGATTTAATATTCAACGATAATGCAAAAGCTGTTTTTGGTACAAGTTCAGATGGCCTCGAAATATTTCATGATGCAAGCGATAGTATTATTAATGATAATGGTACAGGATCTTTAAAATTACAGCTTGGAGGTTCGACTAAAGCCGAAATAGTTTCTGGCGGTCTTACAGTTACAGGAACATTAACAGCAACAACACTTGCCGGAACATTATCTACTGCTGCACAAACAAACGTAACTTCTCTTGGTACTCTTACAGGTTTAACGCTTAGTGGAGATATGACTTTCACAGGAGATAGTGCAAATATAGTTTTTGATAAATCAGATAACCAATTAGAGTTTGCTGATAATGCGAAGGCAGAATTTGGAACTGGTGGAGATCTTGAAATCTTTCATGATGGGTCGGACTCATTTATCCAAGATGTTGGAACAGGTAAACTTAATATTGTAGGGGATAATGATATAGATATAAAATCTACTGGTGGTGAATTAAAAGCAAGATTTACTACAAACGGAGCTACTGAACTATATTTTGATAATGCAAAGAAGGCTGAAACAGTAACAGGCGGATTTACAGTAACAGGCACTTGCACAGCAACAGCTTTTGCAGGTGACGGTTCTGCTCTTACAGGAATTACTGGAACTGCTACAACAATAAACAACAATGCAGATAACAGAGTTATTACTGGCTCTGGTACTGCTAATACTTTAAATGGTGAGTCAGCTTTAACTTTTGATGGTTCTTCGATGGTGCTTGGTAGTAATTCATCTGCCTCAGCAGGCGCAACGGATCTTATTATTGGAGCGAATACTTCCGCACATGGTTTGACTATATATTCAGGCTTTGCAGATGAGTCCACTATAAATTTTGGTGACGCTAACAGTACTGGTTCAACAAGTCGAATTGGACGTCTTACATATGATCATAACAGCGATGAAATGTTTTTCACTGTTAATGATGCGGAGCGAATGAGACTCAACGGTTCAGGAACCCTATTTTTAGGAGCTACTTCTTATTCAGGTGGTGGTTCTAGCCCTGCAATGTATATTGTCGGAACGAGTGGAAGGCAAGTAAAAATTCATAATACTAACTCAGGAACATGTGCATTACAGTTATCAAACGCATTTACAGGGGAGGGTGATGATGCTGGACTTATGATTTCATCACTAAACAATGGATTGGCTAATATTTCTAATGCTGAGAGTGCAAATATGCTTTTTGGAACAAGTAATACAACCCGTATGCAGATTAGAGACGCTTCTGGTGGCTTGATGATAGGTGATGATGGTTCTACTCGTATCGGTGAACCTTTACTTCATGTTCTTCATAGTGGTTCTAGTCAAAATGTAGCAAGCTTTTTTTTCAATGGTACTGATGATAGAGACGCAATCATTATCAGACATAATGGTGCAAGCGGTGGAACCCAAAGAACAATGATAAAATTTTCTAATTCCGCTGGTAATGGAGTTGGAACTATTAGATCAACTGGTTCTAGTACAGTTTATAATACAAGTTCAGATTATAGGCTTAAAGAAAATGAAGTATCTATTTCTGATGGTATTACAAGATTAAAACAGCTTAAGCCATATAGATTTAACTTTAAAATTACACCATCAATAACCCAAGACGGATTTTTTGCTCACGAAGCGCAAGCTGTTGTTCCACAAGCTGTAACAGGTGATAAAGATGAAACAGAAAATGTTTTATATAGAGTAGATGATGAAATACCTGAAGGTAAAAGCATCGGGGATATAAAAGAAACTATACCTAAATATCAAGGAATAGATCATTCACAACTTGTTCCTTTGCTTGTAGCTGCTGTTCAAGAACTTATAACAAAAGTTGAAACACTTGAAGCAGCTTAGTATAATTGGATAATTAAACTATTTTTATGGCAACACCACAAGAGCTTTATGACGAGACAAAAACTCGTCTTGATTTAAACATTGCAAAATTGCAAATGTTAGAAAGAGAAATACAAGAGAAAGTAGCAGAAAAAAACAAACTTACACAACCAATTATTGAAGATCAGGGTGCATTAAAACAGCTTGAAAAACTTAGTGATGTTGTACAACCTCTAGAATCAAAGTAAAATAAAACTAAAAACTTATTGTCATGGCTGTTACTTGGGATATTGTTGCCTTAGACGCAACAAAAACTGTAGGCTCTTTATCTGATGTAGTTACAAATATTCACTGGAGAGCTAGTGATTCTGAAACTGTAGGCAGTGGCGATTCTGCTAAAGTCCATATTGGTTCTGCCTATGGTTCTATTGGGCTTGCTGAAGCTGATTCTTCATCATTTACTGCTTATGCAGATATAACAAAAGATGGTGCTATTGCATGGGCTAAAGCTGCACTAGGTTCTGATGAAGTTACAGCTATTGAAACAAGGATAGCTGCACAAATAACAGAATCAAAAACACCTACCGTGAGTTCTGGTGTACCTTGGTAGATAAGACAGATAATCCTACATAAAGTGGTGCTAATGCACAGATTCCACAGAAAGTTATAATAGTCACAGGTACTAATGCTTTCGCAAAGGCTTCTTTCATGTTTCAAAAAATCGCTAATGTTTTGAGTATCATCTCATTTGTAATGGTAGCTTCTATGAGTGGTGGAGCGTACTTTGGTTACAAGTATGTAACTTCAGAACAGTTTCAAACAAAAATGATGAACAAAGTTCTTGGAAATGTACAAGGAATGATGCCTAAAGTATTAGATAATGCTTTGCCAAGTACAACAGGAGAATCTATTCCATTCAAAAAATGAATTGTTGGCATTGTAAGACCGAATTAATTTGGGGTGGAGATCATAGCTTGGATGGAGAAGATCATCCAGTTACTTCTGGAGAATACAGTATGGTAACTAATCTTTCCTGTCCAAAATGTTATTCTTTCGTAGAAGTTTACCTTCCTAGAGATGCCTACGATTGAAATACCTGATATAAGTATTCCTGAGATATATATTCCAGATGTTCCAGAAATCTATAGCCCACACTATATAGAAATAGCAAAACCACCTGATATTAATGTTCCTGGTTGTACCTATCAGCATCGAGATATAAAGAATACAGGTAATCGTAATCTGTTATTAGAAGATCCTAATGGTGTATATACAACGTGTGATTTTGCATTTCCTAGTTTTATTCCTCTTGACTATACACCTGAGAATCTGGTCATTACAGAAGAAGTTCCTGTTAATAATGAAACCCCACCCTTACCAGAAACAAAGCAAACAGAGATACCAGAACTACCAAAAGATAAAGATATTGAACTAGAACCCTGCCCTGGTAAAAAAGATCAGAGGGTTGGAGACTTTCGTAACGAAAAACGATTGGAGCGTGTCATTGGACATAAAAGAGGTGATGATGGGGTTGAATGTATAACTCTCTATGAAAGTGTTCCGTTTAAAGATCAGTACATTCCAGAAGTTTCTACTATTGTATCTACTGCTGTTATTGGCTTGGTCGCTGCCAGTAGTCCACTTCTTCTTAACGCAGTAAAACCATTAGTAAAGCAGATAGTAAAAAAACTAACGAAGAAAAAAGGAAAGTAACATTGTTACGGATTAAAAACATACTCAAAGATATATACCTCTCATGCTATAGTAAGTAAGCAATAAACAATTTCATTTTTATGAAACACAAATTCCAAAACAGAACCGAAAACATTCTTGAAAAAGATGACAGGCTTTATTTTCACTTCAATCAATTTGACAGAGAAATTAGTTTAGATTTTCATTCCGCAAGAAATGATGTCACAGAGTATTCAATGTCTCTTGATAAATTCATTAGTTCATTACAAACCTCTATTTCTAATTTTGATAAAGCTGAATTAGAAGTAATGAAAACACTCGCTGCTGTTCTATTTACAAAAATAAGAGAAATAGAAAAAGCTGAAGCTGAACTAGAAGAAGCTGAAGAAAAAGTAACTCAAGCAGCATGACTTCACAAATAGAAAATGCCCTCTCAACTTTATATGAGGGCATAGACTATTCTCTAGAATTTATTACTCCAGAAAAAGCACAATTTTATCTGGAGAAAAACTTTGAGAATAATCGCAAGATTAGTAGAAATAATCTTGAAGAATTAAAAAGAGAG